ACCTCTGCTACTCCCTCTCTGAAGAGTTCGGATACGCTGAGGTCCGCCAGGACGGCATCGTGATCGGAGACTACGGCAACCCCGCCACCTTCCTGGACTGGCGGTGACAATTGAAGGGGTGGCACAAACCCGCTTGTGCTGCCCCCCGATCCCGTGGCATACTAACTTCAGTTCAAACGAAACGACCTCATGCGTAAGATCGAACGTGAAATGAACAACGCCATTTCTAACAACCTGAATTGGCAATCTGACAACACTGCTGTCGCTTACAACCCCGAAACTAACGAGTCGACAGTGTTCCTTCACGGTAACAAGATCGCCGTGGTTGGTGATGACTTCGTTCAAATCTTTGACGGTGGACATCAATCCAAGACTACTAAGTCCCGCCTGAATGCTATTCTTTCGGAGCACGGAATCAAGGGTGAATGTGTAGTTCAAAAGAACTTCAATTGGTTCGTTCATAAGTTCATCGGACAGTCCTCAATCACTGGTCCTGTTTATAACGAATACGACTTCGAAGATGGGTTCATGTTTGCATAACAAATAGGGGGCATTCGTGCCCCTTTCTTTATACCCAGGTCGGCTGCCCGACCAGTTGGCACACTGTCCACCAAACCCCCCAAAGCACCCCAGGACCTGCCATACTAAGCACATGCAAAACAAACACATCGAACACCCCGAAGACACCATCCTGACGGGTGACCTGAACGCCCTGGACTGGTTTGAGGCAGCAGGTGCCCTGTCCGTGAAGATCGACGGCGCTCCCGCTGTAGTTTGGGGACGCAATCCTGCTACGGGTAACTTCTTCGTGGGCACCAAAAGTGTCTTCAACAAAGTTAAAATCAAGATCAACGAATCTCATGCGGACATTGATCAGAACCACACAGGCGAAGTTGCAAAGATTCTGCACGCTTGTTTTGATTATCTTCCTCGTACAGACTCCATTTTTCAAGGTGATTTTATCGGGTTTGGTGGAGACTCTGAATACACTCCCAACACTATCACTTACAGTTTCGGAGAAGTAATCGACCAGGAAATCATCATTGCTCCACATACCTATTATGAGGCAAATGATGACCTCCGTGATAGTTGGGCAATCCCTATGTTGTTCACCATCACTGACACTGCCTATTGTAAGTTTGTGAAACCCAAGGCACGTATCTTCAGTGGTGATTATGACACCTGCCTTGGTTCCTTCTCTGACCTTTCCGAGGTGATTCAGTTTGCTAGACAAATGGCACAAATGGTCACCTTTGTTGATGAGAAGAAAGCAAAGAAGATTAAGCAACAATTGAATGCATGTATCAGGGAGAATCGCCCCGTTGTGAATAGCGAATTCGACTGCGATCCTAACCTGCTTGGATTGTGGGCACTGGTCAAATCTATCAAAGATGATGCACTCTATCTCTGCCGTAATGATGGACCTGCTGCTTACATTGGACATGATCGAATTGACGCCGAAGGTTATGTCTACTCCAATGAGTTTGGCACAATGAAACTGGTCAATCGTAAGCAGTTCAGTTATGCTAACTTCAACAACGCTAAGTTTAACAAAGAGGTGTGCCAGTGAGCGCACTGTCCACCCACTCCCCGATTGCGGCAGATCTGCCCCCTATAATGGTTTCAGTTCAGACGACCCCTGATGACCTTCGCCGTTCAACCCGCTTCCTGGACATCCTTCGATCCCTACGGATGCGATTGGGCAAAGGACATTAATCATGCCTACCGCTTAGGGCAACTCTGGGGTGAGACCTGCATGGTGTGGATGTGCCCCCCTAACGGTGACCCCATCCGCTGGTGCCGCACCGATGCCAATACTAACGCCATCGCTGACCTGGTGTTCGGTTGCTGAACTGGACCCAAACCGCCCCGAAGGGCACTCCTGACCCCTTATACTGATCTCAGTTCAAACGAAACGACAGACCATGAACGGTTGGGCAAACTACGAAACTTGGAACGCCGCCCTCTGGATCGGCAACGATGAGTTCCTGTACAACACCGCAAAGGCATGTGTTGAGTTCTGTGCCCCTTGGGAGACCCCTTGGGAAAAGTTCATCCGCTGCATGACTGACGGACAGATCGGACGCCACCTCGTCAAGACTGGCGACGGTGTTCGCTGGGATGACCCCGCCATCAATGCCGCTGAGATGGAGGAGATGATGACGGACCTCTGATCCTCCCCCCCTTTCCTTTCAAACCACAAACCACAATCCTACCATGACCCGCGACCTCGCTGCTTCCCTGCTCAACCGTGCCGCTGACGGTGCCCAACTCCTGGCGATCCTGGAAACGATCGCCGCCGATTCCGACCAGGGAAACGTTGCCGAAATCAACGCCCCGACCTCTGCCCCGATCGCCTTCTGATCTGCTACAATATTCACAACAGCAACGAACCCCATGGCACGCGCAATCGGCAACACCCGCTCCACCGACACCAACACCAAGGGCGGCGCTCTCCGCGCTAGCAGCGGTGGCGGCATGACCTTCACCAAGGCACGCGGTCTGGGTGCCTCCATGGTGGAGGACCTTGACGGGGTGATGGCAAAGGCGAAGGCACAATACCGCGCCGATCGCATCGCCGCCGCCCGCGATCGTTTGGCAGATCGCCAGGCACACTCCCCCCTCGCCTGCCGCTACTGATAGGCATTCGTTCGTGACCAGCAGTTGGGGGCGTTGTGCCCCCTTTTTTTATGGGGCGCGTTCTTGTATATTAAAAACGCATAGGATCCCCTAATCTATAAAGTGTTACGATCGCCCTCTAAATCTAAAACGCAAAGGAATTACCGAGGGGGTCTAAAAAATTTTTCGCTATATAAAAGACAGAAAGAGGTTCGATAATCTAAGAGATGCGAAAAAATTCCGGAGGTAGTTCGAAACCTATCCAAGTCGATACAGTGACGGGAGAGTACTTTTTAGTTATCCCTGAGTGGGTTATCAACGAGCTCTCATGGTATGAGGATACGGAGATTGGGTTTGCCGTTGAGGGTAGTGAAGTACTGCTCAGCGAACAAGACTGAGAGATTTTCAATAGAGGGCAATTGACAACCTATACATAATACTGTATGATACTGAAGTAATTACGCTCTATTATGGCTAAAGGATTTACTGTAAAGGCAAAGAGCCCCATGCCGTCTCGGGAAGAACCTGAGTGGGACTACGAAAAAGCAAAAGAACTTGTAAGGGGCAAAACGGTTGTGTTCTGTCTCCCAGGAAGAGGAGTTTCTTACACATATTTGAAGAGTTTTGTACAGCTCTGTTTTGATCTCGTACAAGCAGGTGCCAGTATTCAGATTTCACAGGACTATAGTTCCATGGTGAATTTTGCACGCTGTAAGTGCCTTGGTGCTAATGTTCTGCGTGGTCCAGATCAACTACCTTGGGATGGAAAACTGAACTACGATTGGCAACTGTGGATCGATAGTGATATTGTTTTCAATAGTGAGAAGTTCTGGCAACTTGTTCTAATGGAAAAGGATATTGCTGCTGGTTGGTACTGCACTGAAGATGGTCACACCACATCAGTTGCTCACTGGTTAGAGGAGGATGACTTCCGCAATAACGGTGGAGTCATGAATCACGAGACTCTTGATAGCATTCAGAAGCGTCGTAAGCCCTTCACTGTTGATTACACTGGTTTTGGATGGTTGCTCATCAAGAATGGTGTATTCGAAGATAAGGGTATGCAGTATCCTTGGTTTGCTCCGAAGATGCAAGTCTTTGAATCTGGTGAGGTTCAGGATATGTGTGGAGAAGATGTAAGTTTCTGCCTGGATGCAAAAGAAGCTGGCTTTGAAATCTGGTGTGATCCTCGCATCCGCGTTGGTCACGAAAAAACAAGAGTTATTTGATGCGATGGCAACGAAGTACAATATACTCATCAAAGGGCGTATAGCCCACAAATCATTGACAGAGGAAGAATACTTCGCTATTATGGATGACCTGTCCTTAGAGTATTATCAGACAGGTCATCCTAGTCCAAAACAAATTCAAACTGAAATGTTCAACGATTACACGGAGATTTAATTATGGCTATGCGTAAAGGTGGCGGTTATGTGCCCGGGAAACCCAAAAAGTCTCGGCAAGGAAGCGGAACGAATACTAAGTATGCCGCGTCGTCTCGCAACAAAGCACGTAAAGCATATCGTGGTCAAGGTAAGGGTTAAATAACAACAGAATAGTAAATTTGTCACATGTCTTGTTTAATTACGAACTTACCCTCACTTGAAGTATGGGTTCGTAAAGAGTATCTAACAGATCATCAAAGCGGACATGGTGAATTTGTAAAGGGCGTTTGGGTTTCGGCAAAGTCGATTCCTGGACGCGCTTTTTATTTTGAGACATATTTGCCTGAATATGCGGCAATGTATGATAAATTGCCCATCAGTGCGTTTGTTTCATCACCAGAAACACCAGATCCTGATATGGATCTTCCAAATCTACAGTTTTGGAACTGTATGGACTATGGTGTGGTAAGTATTGACAAGAAATTCATTGGAAGTATGGATTTTGAGTGCTATACACGTGATCACGGCATTCAAAAAGGCACTTATGTCTGCACAATAGACAATTATCACCGCGATCCAGACATGGTTGACTGGGCAACGAGTGAAAATCCAGCAGAACACAAGTCACATAACCTAATTGAACTCAATAATGGACAATATGCACTGTATCCAAACAACAGATTACGCATTTTTGATAATAGTTTGACTCCAAAAGAACCAAAAATGCCTGACTTTAAGGTTTCAACCCAATGGTATCAGGTAGAGTGTGGTTATGATCGTCTTGGGATGGGAAATGAGGATGAATATCACTGGAAAACTGCCCAAGAACGTGAAAATAAATAGAGATAAGGGATAGCAACCCCTCTAAAAGTTCTGTTTTTAACGAAACAGGAGCTAAAATGGGAAACCATCACGAAGTTGACAAGGGAAATCTGTTCATAGAGAATGGAATGACCCTTATTACAGAAGTAGAAAGTGAAAAATACCTTAGAAAAGCAGCAAAACAAAGAAAAATCACTCAAAACGAAGAACTCTACCCAATTCCAGACGATCGTCTAGAACGTCCATGTGGTGGACCCCACGGATTTGATGATTTTGTTGAAAGATGGCATGAGTAAGCATAAATAAAGGCAAGAAAACTCTCGTTCAGATGGCAATTCAAAGGATATCTAGATCATTTAAAGATATTAGTTTATCCTTTGATCCCCATCCGGTGACAAAGGACATGACAATCCTTAAAAATGAGAATGCAATCAAGAGATCCGTAAGGAATCTTGTAGAAACCATTCCAACGGAAAGGTTTTTTAACTCACTTTTAGGGTCAGAGGTTCGTTCAAGTTTGTTTGACTTTGTTGATTATGGTACTGCTTCTATTATTCAGAGACAAATTGAGATTACAATAGAAAATTTTGAACCAAGAGTCGAAAATGTACAGGTTGAGGTTATTCCAAGACCTGATACTAATGAATTTGAAGCGACAATCATCTTTGACATCGTAGGACAGGAGTTTCCAACCCAGGAGTTCACATTCATATTAGAGGCAACAAGATAAAATGCCTTTTACCAAGTTTTCTAACTTAGACTTTGATCAAATAAGAGAATCTATCAAAGATTATCTCCGTGCTAATTCAACATTCACGGATTTTGACTTTGAAGGATCTAATTTCTCAGTCTTAATTGATACGTTAGCGTATAATACTTATATAACTGCATTCAACTCTAATATGATTGTTAATGAGTCTTTTCTGGACTCAGCAACACTTAGAGAAAATGTGGTTTCTTTGGCGAGAAACATAGGATACGTACCTCGCTCTA